AATGGCCCCTTTACATGGTGACATGTATCGAAAAATTTTGTGAATTCATGGAACGCCTTATCGGGAAACCGAAGGTAATCATGAGCCAAGCCCACTAAGGTGGGAAGGTGCAACGACCATCCCGAAAGGGAGTACACCGCGAGTGCGGTGGAAGCGCAAAACAACCCAATGGGTTGATGATATGGTCTGGTCTTTATGGAAACATAAAGCTGGGATAATCCCGGGCAAGGAATAACAAACCTTGTTGAACATAAACGCGGCTGGAATGACTATGGCAAAACTACGAACTGCAAGGAAAATATTACGGGAGGCAGACATTGATCCCGATGAAGAACTTTATCTCGCCATCAGCGGAGATAAAATGGATGATCTGTTTTCTGAATCAGGAACTCCGATCATCAATTTTGATTACAACGACAAGAAACCGATGGTTACCGGAAGCATAGGTGCCTTTTTCGGTTTTAATTTTATTCACACAGAGCGACTCAATAACGATTCGGATGGTAACCAGCAAGTGTTGGCATGGGCCAAGTCTGGAGTGGGACTTTCTATCGGGCAAAATATCGAGACTAAGATCTCGGAACGGCCAGATAAAAATTACTCATTTCAAACTTATGCCCAGATGTCACTGGGATCCGTAAGAATACAAGATAATCACGTTATTGAAATTGCTTGCCAATAAGGGAGGTGTACGATGGCTACATATTATAGTACTGAATACACCACTCACCGTGATGGTCCGGACAAGAATGATCCGACAACCAGCAACGGCGTTGTGTATGAATATGCACGATTTACAGGGCAAGCACTTTCAAGCTCTGACACGGTTGAATTGATGAAGATCCCAGCCGGGGTCCGTATTTTACCGCAATCTTTCATTATCGTTTCTGACCTAGAATCGTCAGCAACGGTTAACGTTGGATACGCGGCTCATACGGCACTCACCGATGGGTCTGCCGTGGCAGTCGATGTTGATGCTTTCTGTAGTGCGATTGCGGCCGATTCCGCAAGGACGGTCACGCACTTTCATGAGAGCGGAACGCATGACACGGGCTACGTCACAACCGGGGAAATGATTTTGACCCTTGGTTTAGGCGCTGGCACATCAGTTTCCGCTGATACCTTTGACATGCATATTATGTATTGCAAAGGCTAACGCATAATTCTGTTTGTGATCGGGCCTTTCGGGGCCCGGTTGCATCAGGGTTACATATTAACCAAACCAAGATCGGGCAATCTACGGCATCTGAGGGAGTCCCGGATTTGGGATTAAGGACCAATTATGCCTTCAAAAGTTGATATTTGTAATGAGGCTCTTAATTTACTCGGCGCTAATACGATCAGTTCGTTGACCGAGAGTTCGACCACGGCCGTTTTATGCAATCGCATTTACGATACCGAGGTGGATTTTCTGCTCCGGCAACATAACTGGAACGCGGCGGTACAGGAGGCGAATCTCGCGGCTGTTACCGGCACACCGATTGTTGGCTGGCTCTATAAATTTTTAATGCCGACTGACCCTTACTGTTTACGGGTGCTCAATGTTTATGACACCTCGGACGATGACCAGAATTTTCAATGTCGCGGCCGCCACATTTATTGCGATACCTCGGCGGTTGATATTATTTACATCGGGCGCATCACTGATCCGAGCGAATTTGATTCAATGATGATGAAAACCTTGGTGGACCTTTTGGCTTACCGGCTGGCGTTCCCGGTGACCCGAAGTAAGGAAACTACGGAAACCATGTTTGCGGCGTACCGCAATACCATGGCCGATGCCATGGCCGTGGATTCGCAAGAAGGCACACCGGAGGAATTAAAGAGTGATCACTTACTTGATGCGAGATTGCGTTAATGGCGAAAGTTTTTCCGGTACAAACAAATTTTACAGCCGGGGAATTTTCTCCCAGGTTGTTGGGAAGGGTTGACGTTGCTAAATACAACAACGCTCTAAAGACCCTCGAGAATGCCTATGTTCTGCCGCATGGCGGGTTGAAGCGCCGTGGTGGATCCCATTTTATCGCCCAGGCAAAAGTCACGGCATCCGGATCCGAGATGATGCCGAACGGCACCTTTGCCTCGGACATTGCCGGCTGGACTAACAAATCTGTTGGCACGGGTTCAATCGCACACTCAACCAATTTAATGAATATTGTTTCTTCCAACGCTTCAAATTACGGTTGGGCGGAAGAACAGATTACCACGGTAAAAGGTCAGCGTTACGTTTTAGGATTTGTTATCGGGACCGGTGCTATCAGTCTGCAAATCGGGAACAGTAGCGGCGGTGAGCAAGTGTACACCTCAACCGAGTTTGCGGTCGGTACACATACGATGGAATTTACAGCGCAAAGCACCGATACATACATGGGCTGGAAACATACGACTGGTGCAACTCATACCCTTGACACGGTTACTCTTAAAACAGGGGATTTTGACAAAAAAGTTCGTGTCTTTCAATTCGAATTTTCAACCACTCAAGCTTATATTTTGGAGTTTGGCAATCTTTACGTTCGCATCTATAAAGATAATGGACAAATAAGATCAGGCGGTAAACCGGTCGAATTGACCACACCTTACACCGAAGCGGATCTGTACGATTTAAAATTTTGTCAGTCGGCTGACACACTTTATGTTGCTGGAAGAAATTACGCCCCCCGGAAAATAACACGCTCAAGTCATACCGCATGGACCTTAACCACAATTTCTTTCTCCGGAGCTCCGGCAAGTTTTGCCGGATCCGCTGATGAATACCCGGCGTGTGTCACTTTCTTTGAAGAACGATTATATTGGGCTGGATCCAATGATAACCCACAAACTATTTGGGCATCAAAATCAGGTGACTTTGAAAACATGGCCGTAGGATCAGGGGCCGCCGATGATGCAATCGAGTTTGCCCTGGCCGCAAGCCAGGTGAATGTCATTCAATGGCTGATCGGATCATCTGCCGGGTTGATTGTTGGAACCGTTGGAGGTGAATTTAAACTAACGGGCGGAACAGCCCCGGTGACTCCGACCAATGTCCAGGTAATACCGGAAACAAGATACGGATCCAATAACGTGACCCCAATCGAAGCCGGTCGCGCTGTTTTGTATATCCAGCGTGCCGGAACCAAGTTAAGGGAGCTCGCGTTTAATTTGGACGTTGATGGCCTAGTTGCTCCTGACATGACAATTTTATCAGAACATATTAGTGCCGGTGGCATTGTTGATATGGCCTACCAACAAGAACCCGATACCCTGGTTTGGCTGGTGCGTGCCGATGGGACCTTGATTAATGTGACTTATGAACGTGATCAGAATGTTGTTGCATGGGCACGCCATCCGGTCGGTGGATATTTTGGTAACGCTACTATCACGGTTACGGATTACGCCAATATCGCGGTCGGCACCACTTTGATTTTTACCAAATCCGATGGGACCACGGTGACTTTTACTTCCGAGGCTTCTGGCGGTACTGCACCCTCGGCGGATAACGGTTGGAGGCCGAACGAATCGAATGATACGACTGCTGATAATTTATTCACGGCAATCAACGCACACGCGGATTTTACCGTGTCCAACCCGGCGGCCAATGTGGTCACGGTTGAGGAAACCGTGCATAAGGTCGGGTACCTGACGATTGCAAGCTCTGATACGACAAGACTCGCGGTGACCGATGAAGGCAATGCGGTAGTCGAATCCGTAGCATGTATCCCAAGTGTTGACGGGTTATCCGATGAAGTATGGATCAGTGTCAAGCGAACGATTAACCAGACAACCAAACGATTTATTGAATACCTGGATCCGGCAATTTATGTGGATTCAGGACTCACTTATTCCGGCGCGGCTGCAACCACATTTTCCGGGCTCGAACATCTGGAAGGGGAAACGGTGCAGATTATTGCCGGCAGTGCTACCAGTAAGGCAGTTTATCCGGATGCCACGGTTGCCGATGGCAGCGTATCGATCACGGGTAACGGTAGAACCCATGCTTATATCGGGCTCGGCTATAACACAACATTAACCACTTTATCCCCGGAGTTTGAACTGCAAGGCGGCGGATCCACGGTCGGACTGAAGAAATCATGGAACCGTGTCCAGGTCAATGTTTACCAGACGGTCGGGCTTACGATTAATAACCAGGATATTGTTTTTCGAATCACCTCGGATTTACTGGACAATCCTCCCCCGGAATTTACCGGTATTAAAGACATTACCCAGTTGGGATGGGATGCGGAGGATCTCGAATTAACTATCCAGCAAAAACAGGGATTGCCAATGACGATATTAAATATTACAGGAGAACTAACGGTGACCCAGTAATGAAATACAAAATTGTGCCATTCAAACAGGAACATTGGGACATGATCGAATTCCGGGAGTTTGAACGGGTAGCGATGGAAAAAGTTTTAAATGAAATCCGGCTCCGGGTTACTGCTTCCGGGCCGACTTACACCGGGTTTGTAGATGACAAGGTGGCCGGGTTTGCCGGGGTTATGCTCATGTGGCCGGGCGTTGGTGAAGGATGGATATTGGGGTCGAATTTATTTGAGAGCAATAAATTATGGTTTGTAAGGAATGTGAAAAGGTACCTGGAAAACATTATGAATACACATCAAATGCATAGAGTACAGACAACGGTGATGCATGGTCATACCGAACTGATTCGCCTGGTTGAATTTTTAGGAATGAAATTCGAAGGTCGTCTAAGAAATTACGGGCCGAACGGTGAGGATTATCTAATATATGGGAGGACTCAATAAATGGCACAAGCTCTCCCCTATATAACGATGGCAGTTCAGGTTTTCGGGACGATCAGGCAATCACAAGCACAAGCCGCGGTCATGGAACAGAATGCCGCGATTGCCAGGCGTGATGCAGTGATCCAGCAACAAAATGCAACATACAACGCACAAGTTCTCGAGATGGAAGCCAAACAATCCGAACAAATTGCTGCTTACAATGCGGCGGTTTTAGAAAACGAAGCGATTGCCGCTGAACAGCAAGCCCAGTACGAAGCGGATAAATCAAGGCGTGATGCGGCAAGGTTACGCGGTGAGCAAACCGCATTGTATGGATTCGCCGGGGTCCAGATGACAGGCACACCGTTAGTGATCGAGGCGGATTCGGAATTCATGGCCGAAGCAAACGAAGCGAATCTTTTACATCTCGGTTCAGTGAATGCTTACAAATCAAGAAGTCAGGCAACATTACAAACTTATCAAGCTGGCGTTGAAGCCGGTCGGTATCGTTCCGAAGCATCCGAAACAATACGGCAAGGCACAATTGCCGGACAGGCGTTGATGTCGGAGGCCGAGATCAGTGAGTTCCAAGCCGGGGAAACCAGGACGGCTGGTTATATGAAGGCTGGTTCAACTATTTTATCCGGTGCCGGTAAACTGGGTGATACGAAGAAAAAGCCTCCAATAAAAAAGAAAACAAACTAACATGGCTCAAATTCCAACAATCAAGGCTCAAAGTATACAGGGGCTCCCGGGAACCGCTGGCGGAGTTCTTTTGACCAGGACCGGTACATCCAATATTCAGATTCAAACGCCCATAACACAAAAGATGAACCCGGCGGCATTCGGCCAAACCGGGGCGGCGCTTGCCGAGGGTGCGAGTAAAATTTTTAATGAAGTTCTGATTCCCCGTTTGAAAAAAGAAAAAGCGGATCAGGAATATCAGGAATACGCGGATGCATCGGCATCTTTACATCAGGATATAGATCGATGGCAACTAGATATTGAGAGCGACCCTGGCAAAATGATTGATGGAAAGGATATTGTTCAAGGAACTTTAGCCAAACAAAAAACTTGGCTCGGTTCGATTGATAATAGTGTGAGCTCGCCGCGTTATCAGGCCGCGCTCAAAGCCCAGTTTGCTCAAAGGATCAGTACGCTGGCATTAAAGGCGGCTAATTTAAAAAGCAAACATAATAACAAAGTAACCGAAAGCGCATTTACCAAGGCTATCAATGAGCAAATTATTGCCAAGTTGCAATTGCCCTCCAAACAAGATGAGGTAACCGTATTACCAAACTGGAACAAAAACTTTCAGACTTTACAAGGTCATGAAAATGGCATTTTAAAATCCGGTTTGGATCCTATTAAAAAAGCAGAGGCCATCGAAAGTGGACGGCTAAAAATATTTAACGAAGTGGTAGCCCGAATGAAACTGCAAGACCCTAAACTTGGCATTGAGTTTATGAAATCGGCTCACATTGATAAATTGCTGGAAGGTACTTCAACCGGGTATCAGGCGCGAGTCGATGCTATCAAAGCATTTCAAGATGTTCAAACAGCGCACACTACCTATGAAAATTTGATTCATAAGGCCCAAGAAGATCGCGATGAAAGTATTGCCGTGGAAACAGTCGAGGCGATGCATCCGGTACTTTACGAACAATTGTTTGTTGCCAAAACAGCGGCACAGCGTAGGGCGGAAAATATAGTTGAACTCACGCCGGTTTATCTCGAAACCAATATCAAGCCGCTTTACCGCGATGCCAACATGATGGATGATTACAAGGTGCTTTATGACCAAGCACTCAAACATCCAAGTGCAAGGCTGGTCGGTGTTACGGATCCCGTGGTACACAACAAATTTTTACAGGAAATTTATAGCGAAACAATAAACATGAATGAGATGCATGCCAGTGAATCTCTTTCACCGGGGAAGAAACTCGAAATAGACAAGATGATGTTTTCCCGGAAAAGGGGTCAATGGTTGAAAGAGGATTACAAATATACAACTGCCAAAAAAACTTTAGGGAAACTGGTAATGATCCCGGCGGATAGCACGGATAAACATCAAAAACAAATGGCCGCGGTTGCGCTCGGCAAGTTCATGGCAATAGAGGAACAGGCACTCACACAGGGTCAAGAGTGGACACAAAAACATGTTGATTGGTTTAAAGTCACAGAGGATTTAATGACTCAGTATGGAGGTGTTTATAAAAATTATGGGGATGAACATACGCAAACTTATTTATATGGATTGAATTTAAAATTACCCAAACAAGTAAGAAATATGGCTTTCCGGGATAACGCCGGAAAAACCATTTACGATTTTGAAGCGCAAGAGGTAGAGCTCCATAACCTTGCCACTAAAGGAATGATCAAAGGGGAAAAACTAAGAGAAGCATACGAAGTGCTCGACCAGTTCCGCAATATTATTACTCCTAATGTTTTGAATGATCAAAGGAAAAAAATACCAGCTAAAGATATTCCGGTATCCAAATTTGGCACCTTTTTAGCCAAGCCGCCAAGTCCGGCGGATATACCCGAACGGCAAGAGGTTCCCGTTCCAGAGCCTCAACCGACTTCTAATATTATTGATCCGGCAAGGTATCAGGAAATCCCCGAGCCGCCTCCGCCAGCCCAGCCCGTGGTTGAGCCAGTGGTTGAGCAAGTGATCGAAGAGGTTATTAACGCGGTCACCGAGGAGCCACGGCAAGCAGAAATGTTTTCGGGGGATGAATATTACGAAGAATTAAGGAAAGAAAATATTGCGCTTGAAAAAGAAAAGGTCGCGAGGAAACTTGAGAATCAGAAATTCAAAGAGAAGAGTGCGGCGGAGTTTAAAGAGTGGGAGCGTAGGAATAAGGAGAATAAGGCTGCTAGGAAGGCCGGGATAGCAGAGTTTAATCGGGGAAAGGATCTGTACGGGGAAAAAGGTTATTACGGCAATAGCAAAGAGGCAACTGAATACAGGAAAGCGCTTGAGGAGAGTTACCCAACTGGGTCGGATTTGATGGACTTAATTAGGAGCGGTAAATAATGGCAACTGAAGAACAATTCGAACCCGATGTCACACTAATATTAGAACAGGACAAACCGCCCGAAGAGGCACCCGTTACCATTCCGGATAAGGACATGAGCAAGGTGTATTCCGCGAGTGAGGCAAACGCTTATCTTCATGACCAGTTGCTAGAACAGGATGAAGAAACCGGCGAGATTGTTTCACTGGTTGAAAATGTTGTTCCGGATGGTGATTTCGATGTGACTAAACCGGTCATGCCGAGAGGCGGTAATCGTACCATGAATACCTTTGAAAGCCTGATTCCGGAACCCGAGCTCCAAGCTATTAAAGAGGCTGGTGCCATGGGAACCGATACGCTCAATACGGCGGTTCGAATCATCGGCGGATCGGCGGAGGATGCCATCCACAATTCACTAAAATATTTTTACAGCCTGACCCCGGATTATTTTCAAGATGCATTCGAGCAATCGATGTTCGGTCAAGGCGGAGGTGTTGCCGGAATTACCGGAACCGAACAGCAATTCGAAGCATCCAGGCTGTTCCCTCACATGGGCGGAGTAGTCGAAGAGGTAGCGCGAGCGATTGGCCAGTTTGCCTGGGGAATGAAAGGCGCCGGTATGTTGCTCAATACGAAAAAAGCAATTGTTGCTCGCGGCGCTATTTCTGACATGACCGTATTTAATCCTGACCACGGGAACCTCGCGTCATTAATCAGGGACATGGATTTCGGTCCGGAAGTGATACAGGATCTCGCGGCATATATCGATTCGACCGAACCTGGGACACAAACCGAGAAACGTGCCCGGATGTTAGCCGAGGGAATTATTTTATCCGGCGTGATTGCCGGTGCGATGAAAAGCCCGAAAGCATCCAAGGAAATTTATGAGTGGGGTGAAACATTTTTTGGCGAAGGCGGTACAGGCCGCCCGGCGGTTGACAAGGTAGTCGAACTGTTATCCGAGATGAAAAAGAAATGGCCATCGGATAAATCATTCCGCGAATATCTGAACCGTCACTTAGGTAATGAGGCTGGTACTGTGCCGGGGCCAAAAAAGAAAAAAACAAAAGTAAAAAAATTAAGCCGGACCGAAGAAACCGGAACATTAAATACCATCTACCCGGAAGTCAACCAAGGTATGGAAGAAACCATGGGTCGCATGGATCCGGTGGAGTCAAAAATGTTGCGCGAGAATATGGAACAACATGCCGGAACTCCATGGGCAGCCGCAACGGTTCGGGGCCTGACCATCCGGGAATTTTTTCACCGTGCCATGGAAGGCCGGCTGGATGAAGCGATGGAGCTCGCGAATAGTAAATTATGGGGCAAGGATGCACTGACCAATTATGCGATGGGCAAAGCGTTTGTTCATAGTAAGGCAGCGGTTTTAGAGTTTGCCGGGAACTATTCTTTTATCGGGAAAAATCGTAAAGCCGAACTTGATATATCCGGCTCATTTAAAAACTGCAACCCGAGCAAGGATTGTGCAAAATTTTGTTATGCCTCGATAGCTAATGCCAGACCGGCGGAATTGATGAAGGCGGAATTCACCGAATGGGTTGCGGAGAATCATCCGGCAATTTTAGCCAAGCGTGTGGGTGCACTCTACAGCGCCACGCCGCAAGGAATGACGGGGCTGGCATTAAGGATTAATGACAAGGGAGATTTATCCGATGCCCAGGTAACATTGATCAAGGCAATGAACAAGCAAGGTCACCGGATGCAGATATTTTCCAAGCGCCCGGACCTACTGGCAAAGGTGCCTGACTTTAATTTAAAAATGTTATCGATTGATTCAACCAATTTCGAATTGACCCGGAAGCATCCGGAATTTCAACTGGCCGTGACCATCACCGATGATATGACTCCGGCAATGATTGCGGAGGTCAATGACCGGGTAGCTGTTTATCTGCCGGTGAATATGAAAGGCGGCGAGGTCACCCGTGCGGATGTCAAGAAACGCTTTCCGGATTCATTTAAAAAGATGACCAAGAAACTCTGCCCGGTCGATGGCGGCAAGATGAAAACAAAACCGGGTACCAGTTTCGTTAGTATTGCCAACAAGACCGCCGAGCCCGGATTATGGACTTGTACAGCATGCGATAAGTTTGGAGCCGCCGGATGTTTTTTTGGTAAGAACCAGACCGAGAACGCGAAGAAAATTAATAACCAGATCAAACAGGCGAATAGCTCGATACCGAAGCCAACGGCAATAGAAAAAGCAAAGGAAAAAGTGAATGACATCATTGTGGAAATAGCCGAAACAGCCGATGAAATCCAAGCGACCGCTGGGCGGAAGGGAACCTATTCTATACCGCTCCAAGAACAAGAATACTTTGTGAAGGAACAGGCGCGTTTGCGTGGTAAATATGATAAGGCGGTCAAAGAACTGGAAGATTTAGGTGGCACCCCAACTGTAACTTTATCAAAAAAGTGATATAATGAAATACGAACAAACACAACAAGCAATATTAAGAGGACTGCAAGATGGCAACGAAATCACCGAAGACGAATACGGAAGAATTGGCGGCGCTCTTTCTGGAGTCGAATCGAATCTACGGACCAAGCCTTCCCAAGAAGGAAATGGACCAGTTGATAACCAAACAATCGAAACTACTGGCCGACACCGCGAAATCCGAGAAGAGGCTGGAAGAGATCCTGGCGCAACCTCCGAAGAGGTAGACCCCGATGTAACCCTTGTCATGAGGCAAGGGGAAGAACCGATTGAATCCCCCGATACTCCCTTGGCCACTCCGGCCGTGTTTGATCCGACACAAGAATATGAAGTCCAGCAAGTTGGCGGATGGGGTGCGTTCAAAGGATTTTTCAAGAAACGCCCTCCGAGAGAACCCTTCAACGTACGCCCCATGGGACCGGCCGGTCAGAACAATGAAGTTCTGCAAAAATTCGTTAAGCAATATGTTGATAACGAAATGGATTTCACCGAGCCCAGGAACATTGATGAAGTTAAGGCCGAGGCCAAGGCTGATCCGAGAGATCCACGGGACATCGATCCGGCGGAACTGGATAACTCGGCCATCATCGTTAAGATCCGCCAGATGACTAACGCGGCATCTATCCGGGCGATGGAAGCAGTTAAAAAAGCCAACCAAACAAAATTACCGGAAGACATAAAGGCGGCCAAGGAAGCGATGGTTGATATGGGAAACCACTTGGTTACCGAGCAAAGCCTAAAATCCGGCCCGGCGCGTACTACAAAATATATGGGAGTCAAACTGGATCCGGAAGATCCTATATCCGAGTTGCAAGCTAAAAAGTTTTCCGAAGTTGCAATTGAGGCCGCCATGGAAGCGCCAATCGGTGCCAGTGATGAACAGTGGCTTAAAATTATGGCCAATGCGGCCGAGCATATGGAAATTGATGAATGGGCGGAAAAGGCCAAGGACATTATCGGATTCAAGGATGTATTTTTGGGACTCATGTATCCATTCATGTTGAGTTCTTTTAAAACAATCTTGGGTGTCAATGTTGTAAGTAATTTAAATATCCTGATTAATTACCCACTGACAAAAGGGGCGGCGGCTGTTTTGAGCCCGGCACGGCGGGCTGCCATTTTTTGGAAGAGTGATAAAGATCGTATAACTTACAAGAACGGACTCCGGTCCTTAATGGTTATTGGGCGTGCCTTTCCGGAAGCAATGGCATTCGCTTGGCAAACTTTAAAAACCAATCAACCGGCTGGCGGCCAGAAAACAAAACTCGATCAATCTTTTTCAAACACCAAGGAAGATGAAGTTATCACCTCCGGCAATCTTAGAGACATGTTTGAAAATATTCATCAGAACCCGGCCAATAAGGATAAGTGGTTTAAACAAACGATCACACCGCAAACTGTTAAAGAGGGCGGACCCTTTGCTCTCTTCATTGATGCAGTGGGCAAGGTGACCAGTTATCCGGGCCGAGGATTAAAAGGTGGAGATGAATTTTTCAAAACTTTCGGCAGACGGTTAGGCCAGATGGATGAAGCCTACAAGAAAGCATTCAAGGATGTGGAAGCCGGTGCGATTACTATTGGCGAGGTTGAAGAAGTGGTTGACGCTTATTTAAAAAAACCAACTCCTAAAATGATGTTCAAGGGTGAAGAGCTCGCGGAGTTCATGACCTTGCAGCAAGACCTCGGGGAACTCGGTGAGTTAATGAATCGGGCGCGTGATACCGGGATTCTGAATTACGGATTGCCATGGGGCCGGATGTTTGTACCTTTTTTAAAGGTCATGGTGAATTCTACTAAATATGCATTGCACATGTCCAACATGACCGGGAAATCTTTTGATGATTTAAAAGGATTAAACGGCGGTGCCGCGCGAGACATGGCACTCGGTCGGTTTGTTGTAGCCGCTGGATATGTAACCACGGCCCATTTTCTTGCGACCGGGTTTTGGGATAATGTTCAGCTTTGGGGTTACGGTGCCTCTGGTGTGGATATGCCGGATCCGGAAAACACCAAGGCCCTTAAAGAAATAGAAATGAATGCCGGGTTCAAACCGTGTTCCATAGTATTTGATGATGAAAACGGCGGTCGGCATACTTACCAGTTTGGCAAGATCGAACCGCTCGGCACTTACTTCTGTATGGTTGCGGATATTGCCCAAAACGCTCATGACATCGCTGGATATTGGGGCGAAGAAGAGTACGGGAAATTAATGATGACGTTGTATGCGGTCGGACACAATAACCTGATCTCGAAAAGTTGGGCGCGGTCGGTCCATGAATTACTGAATCTGTTTATGAATCCGACTGATCAAACGGCGCGATATTTTGACAATCTGGTCCGGATGGGTATTCCCCGGATTGTTTCTGATTTCAAGACCGCGGCCGGGGATGATGAATTCCGGGAAATCCAGCATGCCATTGACGGGGTACAGGGAGTTTGGGAAGTGATGAAAAACCAGATCCCAGGATTAAGCAAAACGCTGCCTGGCAAGAAAAATATCTGGTACGAACCGGTTGCTAACCATGGCAACTGGGGGCCTGACTTTATCAGCCCGTTTAACTACACCCGGACTGATCCGGACATAGTGGACAAGGAAATGAAGCGATTGAGAATGCCAATGAGAAATGTGAATTATAGAATAGAAGGCGTAAAACTTCACCCGGCGGTCAGGATCCGGTGGATGCAGTTGGCCAATGAGCCCATGTATCACCAAGTATTACCACTTGGTGGCAAACCGATTGCCAAGAAGGCGGTCGAGGCGATTATCAAGAGCCAGCGTTATATCGGATGGACTGATGATGAACGGGTGGAATACGTTAAAAAGGAAATCATGGGCCGAAGAAGTATCGCCAAGAAACGATTATTTGATGCTGGGGGTCCCATGGATGAAGTGATTGCCAAACATCAGCCGGATCTGTTAACAAGAATCGAAGAGTCGAAAGCCCGGCAACAAAAAACAGATAATCCGCTTGAACAACAAGACTACTTTAACCAACTAGGTACATCGCGAGGACCGGTGTTACCAAATTTACGGGTGCAATAAATGACTGTATCGACTACAACCAGAAAAAAGAGTTATACCGGTAATGGTTCGACAAATATTTTCGCGTATGATTTCCGAATTTTTAGTGATTCGGATTTAAAAGTATACGTTGATTCCGTTTTAAAATCCCTCACGACTCATTACACAGTATCCGGAGCCGGAGCGGCATCAGGCGGAAATGTGACATTCACACTCGGCAATACTCCGGCAAGTTCGAAGAGTGTCGTACTTCTCCGCACGCTTCCCCGAACACAAGCAACCGATTACGTTGACAACTCCGCATTAAGCGCAACCTCTCTTGAAGATACCGCTGATAAAAATTTAATGCTGATCCAAGAGATCGATGCGGTAGCCGGGGAAGGTTTTGGATTTGCTGAAACGGTCGTGGATGCCGGAACCACAACGGTCAACAAGAACGCAGCGGATCGCGCTAATAAATTACTATCATTCGATGCGGCTGGCGGACTGATCGCCACGCAAGAAATCGGGGTGAGCCGGGGAAACTGGGCAGCCTCGACTGCATATATTCAGCGCGACATTATTAAGGATACCGATAATAATAATATTTATCTCTGTATTGTTGCACACACATCCAGTGGAGCGGTTCCGATCAGTTCGAATACCGATGTAGCCAAGTGGGTTTTATTAGTTGATGCCGCGAGTGCAACGACCAGCGCCACGGCGGCTGCTACCAGTGCGACCGCTAGTGCGACCAGTGCGACCGCTAGTGCGACCAGTGCAACCGCGGCAGCTACATCTGCAACTGCCGGGGCA